CAACTTAAAAAGAAAGACAAACCGGAGAAACGAAATGAACACTTTATCAGAAAGAATTAACATGAAATTCGGTGTTGTTAGCGATGCTCATGTAATGAGAAATGTAAATTTAGGATTTGCTGCATACGATACATTGTGTTTTATTTGTGCAGAATTAGATGTTGACTTGTCTGATGTAACTGATTCTGATTTTGACTCTGCATCTATTGCGCTTGATGATTTTGTTAAATCTGCAAATGATGACACCGGATACACTGTATCAGTTTGGTTTAATTAATGAAAAACGCAGAAATACAAAGAAACTACAAAGACCGGCTAAGGAAGGCCGGCTTTAAGCGCATTGATGTTTGGGTTAAACCTGAGCATGTTGCACAAATCAGAGAGCTTGAGAAAAAGCTGAAGGATGAATCATGAAAGAATATGACATGAATATTGCAAGAGACTTGCTTAAGCAAGCAGACGAACTGGAGAAAGAAAATGAAGATCGAAAAATCAGCTAGACAACTTGATGCAGAATGGCTAATAAAAAACGGTCATGAAAAAGTCAATCCAGAAGTTTTTTGCTCAATGGTAACAAGAAAATGGAATGACTTGTTTGATAGGGATATTAAGCCAAACACGGACGAAATAAGGGAAGATGTAATGAAAGAAATGATAGATAAAAGCAAGCATAACGCCACGGTAAGGGGCGCGTAGCGTTAGCGGGGTCGCCTGGAGCGTGTAGTTATACTTTGTTTATTTGTGTTGACAAACAATTAAAAGTATGAAATAATAAGCCAACTTTTTAAGAAAGTGACCGATCCAGCGGAACTGGAAACCTGATTGGAGAATTAAAATGAACGCATACGCAATATACAAAAAAGAAGATGACAGTTACTTTTTTAACCCAAACTGTTACTTTGTTTCTTACAAAAAAGGTCAAGTAACTCCATCTGGGGCATTATGTGTCGAAGATAACGTAACAATTGAATACGCGGAAAAATTTGTTAAAGAAAACAATCCTGCTCCTGAATTATTATCTTTTATGCAAGATGAATTTTTATAAAAATCCCGGCGCAAAGCCGGGCAACACCAACGCTCAACGCGGAACTGAATCCGCAACTAGCCACATCCATTCCCGATGCACTCCGCAAGATAAAGCGACGTGGGTCAGAGCAGCACAAAAAGAAGGATTGAAACTTACAGAGTGGATAGTTAAGACTCTAAACGGAGCGGTATAACGCAAAGCTAACCGGGCGCGGCCTGGACGCTGAACTTTGAAACCATATAGCGACTGGGTATGCGTGGAGGATGAAATGAACGACGAACTATACGACCCTGATTGTTCAGCATGTGAGCAGGCGAAAAAGGACTACGCTGAACTTGAGCGAGTAACTGACGACTTGTCAATGTTGGTGAAGCGACTGGCCCAATCATTGCGTAAAGCAGCGCCAAACAACAAACTTCCATCGCAGGCGTTGGACTACTTGAAACGTAGCGGGCTAGAAGGATCACCATATGGTTAGGCTTGGAGTAGATAATGAATTTAGACGAATATAACGAAAAAATAAAGCACATTGAGAAACAGGCTGATTTGGACAAATTCAAGGCTGCAAAAGAATATGCCCTGTCAAATAGCACTGTTGAGATTAACGACGTGATAGATGACCATATAGGTAAGGTCATGGTAAATAAAATAAAAATCTATCGTTCGAGCCCACCTCAATGCGTCTACGAAGGTGTCGAATGCAAAAAAGATGGAACGCCCACCAAGCGCGTTAAAACAAGAGGCGTTTACCAATCGAATATGAAGCCTAACGCAAAGCTAAGGTGCGCGAGCCGCGATAGCGGCGAAGCGTCACATTGAGCGTAGGGTTAGCCACCTACCCAAAACAAAGCGTGGCATAATTGATAGGAAATGATATGACTAAGAAAGTACGAATCGAAAACGCCGACACCAGCGACCACAAGGTTGTTGTCCAGACATGGAACAAAGGACAGAACGGCGAGCCAGACACCATGATCAAGGAAGAACGCGCCGACTACCCAACAGCGATGATTGAAGGACTTATTTACAAAGAACAATACTTAGTGATTAAGGAAGCGTAATCAATGGAGCCGCCTTGACGGGCTATGAAAAAACAAACTGAGAGTATTGTGCTCGAAAACAAAACCGGCCAAAGACTGCGGATTTACAAAGTTGACGGTAGTGACACATTTTGCATTGGAATCGAAGGGGAGAGCGATCATTTTGAATTTCAATCGCGCGATGCTGATGAAATCAAAGCGGCAATTGGTGTCATAGTCGATTCGTTTTGTTAAGGTGTAGTTATGAAACAAGATAATGATAATCTATTAACAATACGACAAATGGCTAAAATATGCTGCATTAATCATGTTAAAATGTATTACATAAGCAAGATGCCAGAATTTAAAATGCCTAAGCCTGCAAATAGAAAAGTTTTAGTGAGAGGACACACAACATACTGGCGTAAAGATGAAATATTGCCATGGCTTGAGAAGAATGGTTATTTTAACATTAGGATAAGTGGTAAAGACCCTGCAAATAACAGCGACTGGTATTTTACAGATATATTACCGTTGTTTGTTGATCGTACACTAATACCAGTTGCAAAAAATGCGCTATATTGGAAGCTTAACAACTATTCAAAAATGGTTAAGCTGAAAGAGATTGACGCAGACCATAAGCCGCGGTTTGATAATAACTTTGGAAGGGTAATGAAATGAAAACACTTATTATATCGATATTAATATTAAACGGATGTGCAACAGGCGCATATAATTATCAGCCCGGGCAAGCTGCATTTAATCCTGACAGGTCATTGTTAAGCACTGGCAGTATGGGATTAAAGAGCGAAAAAATAGGCTCTGATATTACTTTTATGAAGTAATTAAACAATGTTTAATTTGTAAACACATGATTGATAACGAATATATTTTATCTTAAATAGTATATGGCGAGACCAAAAGGAGGTCCGCGCTTAGGCGGCAGAGAAAAAGGAGCGTCCAATAAGTCAACCAGAGGCGTTAAAGATAACATCTTAGATGTCTTTGAGCGTATCGGCGGAGTAAAGAATTTTGCTGAATGGGCTATGGAAAATCAAACAGAGTTTTATCGGCATTACGCAAAGATACTGCCGCTGCAAGTGAATGTCGGTGGGCAGCTTGATAACCCAATAACTGTTGTTAAGCGGATAATAGTGCAATCTGAAAACAGAGAAATGATTGAGCTTGCAATTGAGAAAGAAAAATTAATAGGAGAAATTAGAAATGAAAAGATTATTAATTAGTTTGTTATTTATGCCTGCATGTTTAAATGCTGCATCTAATCAATAATGGCAGAGATCAATATAGAAACGCCTGCTGTATTTGCTCCACTTCTTGAGCCATCAAGATATAAAGGCGCTTATGGTGGGCGTGGATCTGGAAAATCTCATTTCTTTGCCGAATTACTGTGCGAAGATCATTTAATCAATCGCGGAATGCGGTCTGTATGCATACGTGAAGTACAGAAGAATTTAAAAGAGTCTGCTAAACGATTATTAGAAACGAAGCTTAATAATCTTGGATTAAGCGAATCACAGGGGTTTAAAGTATTTAATGAAGTAATCCAGACGCCTGGGGAAGGTCTTATCATGTTTCAAGGTATGCAAGACCACAACTCAGAGTCTATAAAGTCATTAGAGGGTTGTAGTAGAGCGTGGATAGAAGAAGCTCAGACGCTATCAAGTCGATCATTGTCGTTACTTAGACCAACTATTCGAGCGCCTGGGTCTGAGATTTGGGCAAGCTGGAATCCGCGTAGAAAGACGGACCCGATTGATGTTATGTTAAGGGGTGACGAATTGCCAACAGGCGCTATAGTAGTAAAATCAAATTGGGACAATAATCCCTATTTTCCGGCAGAGCTTGAGCAAGAGCGGTTAGACTGCTTACGAATGGAGCCAGACCAATACGGCCATATCTGGGAAGGCGAGTATATTACGGTTGCATCTGGCGCTTATTATGCTAAGCACCTGGCAGAAGCTAGGCAGCAAAACAGAATTTGTAGGCTTGGTTCTGATCCGCTTATGAAGATTTGGGCTTATTTTGATATTGGCGGTAGCGGTTCAAAAGCTGATGCTTGTGCTATATGGATTGTTCAATTTGTGGGCAAAGAGATAAGATTCTTGGATTATTATGAAGCTCAAGGGCAAGAGCTTGGTTATCATTTAACGTGGCTAAGAAGCAATGGCTATGATAAAGCTGAGGTTGTATTGCCGCATGACGGCAGGCAAGCTGATAAAGTATTTAGCGTTAGCTATGAGAGTGAGATAAAAAAGGCTGGGTTTAGCGTTAGGGTTATCGATAATCAAGGAGCTGGCGCTGCAATGGGGCGAATAGAGGCATCGAGAAAGATGTTTAATCAAATGTGGTTCGATAGCGAAAAATGCGAAGGCGGGCTAGATGCACTTGGCTGGTATCATGAGAAAATGGATACAACACGAAACATAGGTCTGGGGCCTTGTCATGATTGGTCTAGTCATGCTAATGATGCGTTCGGGATGGTGGCTGTATCAGTTGATATTTTAAACAAACAAAGAACAATTAGCAGACGAGTATCAGTCAATAATGGATGGATGGGTTAAAAATATATTGACAAATTCAATTTATGTTATAATGCTACAAAATACAACGCCGTGAGAGCGCATGAAAGACGACAAAGACAATAATCTTGATGACAGCAAAGACGAAGCTGTATTAAAACGCGCGATAGAGTTTTTTGATTTTTCCAGAGATGGTGATGAGGATAATAGACGGCGTTATCAAGAGGATGTTAGATTTTCACGTCTTGGTGAACAATGGCCTGATGAAGTTAAGCGCAAACGCGAACTTGAAGGGCGACCCTGTTTAACGTTTAACAAAGCGCCATCATTTATTCGGCAAGTTGTTAATGACTCACGTCAAAATAAACCATCAATATCAATTCTACCTGTCGGCTCAGACTCAGACAAAGACACAGCCCAAATTCTTGAGGGCATAGTAAGAAACATTGAGGTGCAATCTTGCGCCGATGTTGCATACGATACAGCAATAGAAAATTCATGTTCTGGCGGTTTTGGATACATCAGGGTTAGGCTTGATTATCCGCACAATGATATGTTTGATCTTGATGTCTGTATAGATAGCGTACCTAATCCTTTAACTGTTTATCGAGACCTTGACAGCAAGTCTGGTGATTCTAGCGACTGGAACAGATGCTTGGTTACTGACTGGATTACTAAAGAAGATTTTGAACGTAAATACAAAGACTCTGAAAAAGTCGACTGGGAAATGGATTACGAATCGTTACCCGACTGGATAACTGATGATCATGTCATGGTTGCAGAATATTGGGAGCGCGAAGAAGAGGATGAAATGATCTACCAGCTTTCTAACGGCATGGTAATAGACGAAGAAGAATTAAACGAAGCTAGAGATATTCTTGACGCATCTGGTATTCAGGTCACGAATAAGCGCATGAGTAAGCGTTACGATGTTACTCAATACATACTGTCAGGTGCAGAAGTATTAGAAAAGAATGAGTGGCCTGGCCAATACATTCCGGTAATTCCAGTTTACGGCGATGAAGTCAATGACGACGGCGTAAGGCAGTTCTTCAGCCTTCACCATCATGCCCGTGGCGCAATGGAGTCATATAATTATTGGCGAACTTCGGCAGTAGAAAAAGTTGCGCTTGATACAAAATCCCCATGGATTGGTCCTGCTGGATTTGCAGAAACTGACATTGAAAAGTGGTTAACGGCTAACACTCAGAATCATGCGTTTATGGAGTATGACGGAGTTCAACCGCCGTTTAGAACTCCGGCAGGCGGTGTGCCTGCTGGCGATTTACAGCTTGCTTTATCAGCTTCTGACGACATGAAGGCTATCATTGGTATTTACGATGCAAGCTTGGGTGCACGATCTAACGAAACATCAGGGAAGGCCATTCTTGCTAGGCAGCGAGAAGGGGACGTGTCCACGTTTCACTTTATTGACAACATGGCAAGAGCTATTAGGCACTTAGGAAAGATTGTACTCGATCTTATCCCACATGTTTACAACAAAGAACGGATTGTCAGAGTTTTAAAAGAAGATGGAACGCCTGAATCTATCCAGATTAATCAAAAGTTTATACAAGATGGTATAGAGAAGGTATACGATTTAACGGTTGGTAAGTATGATGTTGTTGTTAAGTCTGGGCCAAGCTTCACAAGCCGAAGAGAAGAAGCTGCAAATCAAATGATGCAGCTTATACAGTCATTCCCGCAAGCCGCCCCTTTAATCGGTGACTTGATCGCGAAGAACCTGGAGTGGCCTGGGGCTGATGAAATAGCCGAAAGAATGAAAGCATTATTGCCGCCGGCAGCACAAGCCAATGCAATACCGCCTGAGATTCAGCAACAATTACAAGCTGTTCAGCAACAAGTCCAGCAAGGCCAGCAAGCATTTGCTGAAATGCAGAAAGAAAATGATATGATGAAGCTGCAATTGCAGAATAAGCAAGGTGATTTACAAATCAAAGCAGCTGAACTAAAATTAAAAGAAAGAGAATTATTACTGCAAGAAAAGGAAGTTGCAGCAGAGTTACAAATTAAAGCTGCTAACTTACAAGCTAAGTCGCAAGGTTTAATTGACCCGGCGGCATAAGCCGTCATAAAAAGCCAGTCGTGAGACTCGCTATTCCGTAACGGAGCAAAACAATGGAAGAAACAGAACAACTAGAAGAAATTCTGGACTCTGAACCCGAAGAGCAGCTTGAAGATGATATTGAAACAGAAGAAACCGACTCGAACGAGGAACCGGAAGAAACTGAGGAAGATGATTCAGAAGAAGTTGATTATGAGGGAAAGAAGTATAAATTGCCCAAAGAGCTTAAAGAAGCTCTGTTAAGGCAATCTGATTATACTAAAAAAACTCAAGAAGTAGCAGAGCAACGAAAAGCTATCGAATCGCAGAAAGCGAATGCGGAAGTGGCAATTCAAGCAGTTACTCAGTTTCAAAAAGAGTTTGCTGAATTATCGATGGTTAATAGCCAGATCGAAAAATTCAACGGCTTGAACTGGAACGAAGCAATAAACGAAAACCCTGTTGACGCTATGAAGCTTCAAATGAAGTATCAAGAGCTGGTACAGTCCAGGGCAGATTTAACAGGGAAGATTAATTCAATACAGCAAGAAGTCGAACAACGCAGATCATCAGAGTTGCAATCTGCGATTCAACATGCAAATACAGTATTGAGTAAAGAAATACCGGGCTGGGGTGCTGATAAATATGCTGAAATCAGCAAAACAGCAACTAAAATGCTTGGTATATCACAAAAGGAATTGGATGAAACGATTGACCCGCGAATCTGGAAAGGGTTACATATCATTTCTGAGTTTGCAAAAATGCAAGAAAAGTCTTTAACCAAAATTAAGACAACCGATAAACCCGAAATTAAGCCCACTGTAGTGGTCAAGGCGTCAGGAAGTAGCAAAACTGTTACCAATCCAGACAAGATGAGTACTGAAGAATGGCTGAAGTGGCGGGAAACGGAACTTAAAAAGAAGGGTAGACGGTAGGTTTATTTTTCCGCGTCGAGATGACGCTATTTTCCTTTTATTGGAGTTTTAACATGGCTAATACATTATTAACAGTTTCGCAGATTACACGCGAAGCATTGCGAATTTTGCACCAAAAATGCAACTTTATCGGCAATATCAACCGTCAGTATGATGATTCATTTTCCAAATCAGGCGCAAAGATCGGCGATTCTTTACGAATCAGATTGCCTAATCAATATGTCGTTCGTTCTGGTGCTACTTTGTCAGCTCAAGATACAATCGAGCAGCAAACAACCCTGCAAGTCAATAACCAAATCGGCGTTGACTTAAACTTCACAAGTGCCGATTTAACCCTGTCTTTGGATGACTTCTCAAGCCGTATTCTTGACCCTGCTATGTCAGTGTTAGCGGCTAATATTGAAGCACAGGTTTTGGCTTTAGTTCTGCCTGATGTCTATAACGTGGTTAATGGTATCGGTGCTGCTACTACTTTCGCGCAAGTATTACAAGCACGCAAGATTCTGACTGATGCGCTTACACCATCTGACAACAACCGTTCTGTTGTTTTAAATACTCAAGCAAACGTTGACATCGTTGACGCTGTAAAGGGCTTGTTTAACGATACGGCAACTATCAGCAAACAGTACAAGGAAGGTATGGTTGGAAGAACGGCTGGTTTTGACTTCTACGAAAATACTTTGCTGCAAGAATCAACATCAGGTTCTAGCACAACTGCTGTAACTTCAGGCGCTGTTACTACTAACGGCTCTGCTTCATTGGCCG